GCTCAGCGAGTCTCCGGGGTCAATATACCGGGTGAACGGAAATCCTAGCGAAGCTATTGTCAATATGTCTACAAATTGGACAGGCTCTCAGGCTTTCCCGATGCTGCAATTTATTGATGGCATGATCCAAAAGAGAACTGGCATGAACGATATGGCGACCGGGTTTGATGGTCGCGCTTTAACTGGCGAGACTGCAAGAGGCGTCGATGAAATGGCAGCGGCAGCTAAGTCTCGATTGGAGTTGATCTGCAGAAACTTCGCTGAAACCGGTTGGACTCGGTTAATGAAATTAGCGCTAAAAATGATTAATCGCCATCAAAATCATGACAGGGTTGTCAGGCTCACCGGCAAGTCATGGGTCACAGTCGATCCGAGAAGTTGGCATAGCGATTTTGATGTTAGCGTCGCGACAGGCTTAGGCGTAGGCACAAAATCTGAAGGCGTACAGAAGCTCAACTTTATTGCCTCTAAAGTTGAGGCGATAATGGGGAAAATGGGGCCAGAAAATCCTCTCTCGAATATGAGTAATTATTATAATGTTCTTAGAAAACTATGTGAGAGCGCCGACCTAGATCCCGAATTATATTTCTCAAATCCGGCTCAGGCAATGGCAGCGCAAAAAGGAAAACCGCAGCAACCATCGCCAGAAATGATGAAGATGCAAGCCGAAATGGGCATGAAAAAAGAAGAAGCCCAAGCAAAATTAAAACAGTCGCAAGCTGAAGCCCAGCTAAAAGCAGAAGTTGACACTTTGAGGGCTGAAAAAGAGGCTGAAATCGCTCGGTTTAAAGCTGAGTTAGAGGCTGCTCAGGCGCGAGAAAATGCCCTTTTAGAAGCTGAGGTCAAGCGGGAGATCGAGGGTAATAAGCTTAAGTTAGAATATGAGCGGATGGCTGCGCAACATGAATACAAAATGGCTGAATTAACAGCCGAAGAGCGCTTGGAGCGTTCTAAAATGGATGCAAACAGTCGCGACGGCCAAGGCAATATAAATCTCAGTGATTAGGAGTTAAGAAATGCGAGGATCACATTCTCATCAGAAAGTTGTTGAAGCTATGGGAAAGGCGATGGGCATTAAGCCTGACGATTTGGAAAAAATGAAAAAAAAGAAGCCTAAACCCAAAAAACCTTCAAAGGGATATTAAGCGATGGTTAGATTTATCGGAGGTTTCCCGGTCAATCCTGTTCAACCCGGATTGCTTAGCGACGCTTTAATTTACCGTCCGGAATATGGGGGAACCGGGCTACTAAATGATGGTGCTGACTTTGCGAATCTCCGATCGACTTTTGCCGGGGGGATGTTGGATGGATTTCAAATTGATCCAGTGACAGGGATGCCAATGACTGTTTCACCGAGCGGAGTGTTTCGACCCGGACAGGGAGAAATGCAACAGCCCGGAGGAGGTGAAGAGCCTCCTAAGGGCGCTTTTTCAATCACCGATTTAATGGAATTACAATCATCTTTGAGTCAGGCGAATTTTGGCAATCAAGACGTTCAGAGTGTTTTTTCTGCTTTCGTAGATAAGGGAAATGGAACTTTTGACATTGATCCCGACCAATCTGGAGGAATAGTTAACATGGGATTGTTTGGAACAAACGAAGTCGGCGAACGAGTTCCAATGAATCTAGCTGTGCATACGCAAGGGCCACAGAAGGGTCAACAAATCGGGAAGCAAGCAGCGATGGGCCGAATGGCATCCTTTTTGTCTGGCATTGATGAATCTGGCGGTGGGGCTGGCGATGGTGGTGACGGTGCTCCTTGATGGACGATAGATCCCCCGAGTGGTCAGCTGCTGACGCGAATAGATTATTAGAAGATCCTGTTTTAAAAGATAGCTTTAAACATTATGAAGAGGCGTTGATTAACCGGGCGGTATTCTCGAAAGATGACGCTGAGAAATGCCGGTTATTAGACGCTGTTCACGTTTGTAGAATGGTGAAACAACATCTACTAACGACGATATTTGACGGCAAGCGAGCCGTCAAAGCAGCCGACGAAATCGCCTCTGGCGAAAACCGTTGGTTATAGGACAAGCGTAAGCCCCTAAACAATCTAAGGATATAAGATGTCAATGAATAACGAAGAAAACGTCGTAGAGGCGTTTGAAGGCTTGTTAGACTCTGAAAATACGGAGTCTGAGGAAGTCTTGGCCTCGGAGAAAGTCTCCGAACAAGCCGAAGAACTAGAGGCTGAAGCCGAGTCATCACAAGCAGAGGAAGCTTATGAAGATGAAGCCGAGGAAGTTGTTGAAGACGAGGAAGTTGTTGAGGAAGTCGATCCGAGTGGCCCCGGCGAAGTTGAGTTTCAACTGAATGACGGTCAAGTTATTAGGACAACGAAAGACGAACTAGCTAATTCTTTTATGAGACAGCGAGATTATACCCAAAAAACTCAGGCTCACGCTGCTGAGAAACAAAATTTCGAAGCGGAGAAAGCTCAATTTCATGCCGAGATGAATAAGCAAATCCAATCATTATCGGAGGTTATTGAACCAGAAATTAACTGGGCAGAACGATATGAAGAAGATCCCTATAATGCTCCGAAAGAGCATTTAGAACACCAAGAAAAGCAGAAGAAAAAAGCCGAACTCCAGCATCAAAACCAACAATATTTTGCACAACAAACGCAAGCGTATTTGCATGAACAGCGACAGCTTCTAACTCAGATCATTCCTGAATGGAGCGATCAAAAGATAGCAGCTCAGGAAAATCAGCAAGTTTCTCAATTTCTAATAGAGGAAATTGGTTTGAATCCTAATGACGTGCAAACGGTTCAAGATGCTAGATTGGTGAAACTCGCCTTATTAGCAATGAGACAGCATAAGCTACAATCTCAAGCAACGAAGGTAGTTAGAAAAAAGGTTAGCAACGCGAAAAAAGTGTTGCGACCCGGATCTGCTCCTAAAAAAATATCTTCAAAACAGTCGTTATCCCGGAAAATTCAAGAGGCTGGACATCTTCAAACAACTGACGCATTTGCAGCAGTATTTGAAGAGATCATGTAACTCGTAATTTTTTTATAAAGGATAAATAGAATGGCAGTACCCGCTAATACCGTTATCGTTAGTTCTCGGACTAACGTAAAACCCGACGTCGAAGAAGTGGTGAAAATGATTACTCCTGTCGATACCCCCGTGGTTACTATGGCTAAGCCAATTAAGGCGACAGGCAAGTATCATGAAATTTTAAATGATGAACTCGCAAACGCATCGAGCAACGTGAATGCCGAGGGCGACGACGACCAAGCATCAGCTTCAGCTGCCTTGGTCAGAACCGCCAATCGCTGCCAAATTGTCAAATCTACTGCCTCCGTTTCCGCTACAAGTGAAGTCGTTGGCTTATTTGGTTATAAATCCCAAATTAGTTACGAAATGGCTAAGCGGGCAAAAGCCGTGAAGCGCGATTTAGAATTTGCAGCGAGCAGAAACCAACCTTCAGCAGCAGCTGGGGCTGGCGATACAATGGCAGGGCTAGAAAGCTCAATTGCCACAAACATCGTCTATTCTTCGGCGATCGGTGCTGGTGCTACGCCCGGTTTTGCTGGCGGTGATACAGTTGCGCCAACCGATCCGGGGAATGCCGCTGTTGCACTGACAGAACCTAAGCTGAAAGAAGCTATGAGGCTTGCGTGGAACAACGGAGGTCAGCCAGATATGCTCGTCGTTGGCCCAGTAACAAAGCAGATCTGTTCTGGATTCGGCGGCATAGCGTCACTCTATAGAGATCAATCTGTGAATGACATGAAACCAGCCTCCATTATGGCTGCAGCAGATGTCTATGTAAGTGATTTTGGCGAAATCAAAATCCTTCCTTCAAGGCATTCTAGAGGTCAAACAGCATTGCTCATCGACACTGATTATTTAGCGATGGCAACGCTTCGACCTTGGCAGACATATGAACTTTCCAGAACAGGGGATAACAAAAAATCCTCGATCGTGTGGGAAGGATGTATAGTTTGCCAAACAGAAAAGGCTCACTCAAAGATCGTTAATGTGACTGGTTAATTTTGTTTTTAACAGAATGGAAGGCGGGGGCTTCGGCCCTCGTTTTTTTATATGGATAATAATAAATGGCGTGTTTTAGATGACACGGTGACACATACTGAATATTTCAATTATGACGATGAAACTGGTCAATCTCATTTAAAATATGTGTACAAACAAACCGCTCAGATTGTTGACCAAAATAAATCTATTCAAGGAAAAGACGCTTTTAAAGGCGAAAATAATGAGCTTTGGCATTTAGCCCAAATTCCTCCGAGCGTGATTCATGCTTGGATGCAAGAAGACCCGCCTCTTGACATATTCAATAAAGATCATAAAGAAAGGCTGCTGAAGCGCCTCGACGATCCAGATTTTAAATACCTCCGGGTCAATACTTCCCGGATCGGCAAAAAAACAATGCATATTTAGGAATTAAGATATGGCGCTTACGAATTACGGCGAATTGAAATCAGCCGTCGCAAATCTTCTCAATAGAGAGGATCTAACGGCGAATATCCCTGATTGGATTTCGATAACGACCGCTATGATTAACCGGGATACAAAATTCCGAAATCGCCTTATGGAAGCGTCAGTTGATCTTACTTTTACCAGCAACGAAGTTACTCTTCCGGCTGATTTTCTGGAAGCGCGAACCTCTGTTTTTTTATCAAGCCCTCGCGTCAGGTTGGAGTATTTAACCCCAGCCCAATTCGAGGATATTTATACTACTGATACGTCAGGTACTGCTCAGCAATTTACGATCTTAGGGAATAAATTAAAAGTTGGGCCTTTCCCCGGAACAGGAATAAAACTTCGTTTAGCCTATGTTCAAAAAGTCCCAGTTTTAACAACTGACGCCTCTTGTAGAAATAAAATGTTGGACTGCTTGTTTCAGTCCAAAAGATACGCACACTTAGAAGATACATGTTTAGTATCGCTAAATAACTTAATAATTGATTTTTTAATCAATATGTTATTTTA